GTAAAGTTATCTGCTCACCTTTGAGTGTTAGGTACTTAAGTTCAGCACCAGCAGCGTGACGAGTTGCCCAATAATTGGACATCAGTTCATTGCTATCCTTGAATGCTGTTGTAGCCTTGCGGAACGCTGGCTGTAGGTACTCAGGAACCTTGGCTGCACTCTGTTGGAATACTGCTTCTAGTAATTTGACAGATGCAGCATAACCAGCAACTGATGCAGATGGTGCAGTAGCAATCTCTTCAATAATATTATCTAAGACAGCCTTGTCTAACTTGGCTGCAACGCCAAAGTCTTCTGCTGCTCGGAGCATTTCTTCTCTATCGTGGATATTAATGATAGAGCCAGACTTAACTTTAGTCTTGTACTCACGTGATACAAAATCTTTAACCTTTGCAGAACCTGAAAGTGCTGCTTCAAATACTGCAGCAGTTCTCTTATGTTCATTAATGCGTGACTCAACACGTGCTCCAACTCCAACTAGATACTTTCCTAGTGGTGCTGCGAATTGAGTACGGTCAGCAATGCGTGCGCCTGTGCGCTCAACAATTCCTGGGCGCAGTGCGCCTTCCATAATGTCACCCCTTTTAATATAAGGAGCAAGGATGTCAACAACTTCTTCTTTGTTAGTTGCAGCAGCAAGTCCACGTGCAGTATCTGAATCGATACGTCCACCTGATTTACGCCAGATTACTTTCCAGTCAGTCATATCGACTAGACGGTCAACTGCAATAGTTCCATATCCGCCTGTAAGAAACTCAGCAATTGCTTGGTAATCAAGTCCACTACGTTCAAATGAGTTAGCAACTCCTGTGCGCTCACGCACGGCACTTTCCCAAGCATTTAACTTCTCGTCAAGAGTTGATGTAGCATCAGCAAGTACGCGAGATAGATTCTTCTCTGCGGTAATTTTCTTTACAGAATCACGTGAAGCAATCTCACGAGCACGAGCAGTAATTTTTGCATTGCGTGAACGCTCTGCTACTTGCTTTGCTGAGTAAGCCTTAGCCTCTTTAGCCTCTGCAAGACGACGCTTAGCAGAATCTACTGCTTGTTTAGCAGCAGAAAGAATGTCATCAGTAGGAATCTCATTCTTAGCAAGTGCTTGTGCTTCAGCGAGTCGTGTCTTAAGTGTTTCAATTGTATTAGACAACTGAGCAAGTTCATCATCAGTTGTCATAGCGATGCGACCTGCTGCTAAGGCTTCTGCCTTGTCAGCCTGAAGTTGGTCAAGAATCTTTGTCTGCTTAATGATGGCACTTTCAGTGCGAGCAACTGTTACTGGAGCCTTAGCGGTAGCAGTAAGTTCTTTAAGTGCAGCAGTAGCATCAGCAATCTCTTGCTTTGACTTTGCCTCAATTGCAACAATTTCATCTAGTCGACCCTGTGCAGCGCGGACAGAAGTATTTGCTTTAATTGCTTCTTCTGCTTTTCCAGACCAAGCATTACGTGCATCTACTGCTTGTTGCTTGTAGTCACCAAGTTTAGAGTTCTTGATTGCATCTGCTTGCTTTACTGCAGCCTTACGAGCAACACTTTCTTTTTTCAAAGCCTCTTCAAGAACTGCTGCTTCTTGTTCAAACTTTGCAGCAACACCCATAGCACCAGCAACACGCTCTTGTTGTGCAAGTTTGCGTAGTTGTTTTACTCTTTGTGCTTTAGCAATACCTGGGTCAGTTAAGAATGAACCTGCAATATCTGAAGCAAGGTAAATTACTGCGCCCCATTTTGTTTCTGGGCTTCCAACTGGAGACACAGCAAAAACTGCATCACCAAAAAATGAACGTGGCTGATAGCCAATTACTTTACCTTTTGAATCACGGACAGCAACCTTAGCAACATCAAGTGATGCCTGACGAACAGCGTGTCCAACGCCTGTTTCTTCAGATACAAAGAATCCTTTACCAGTCTCAATATTGATAAGTGGATTTTGCTTTGCTTTAATCTTCTCAACGCTGTCATTAAATATTTTACCAACAACAACTTGGTTAGTAATATTTGTAGCAACCTTTGCTTTTTCTTCACCACTCATAAATGGGTTCATATTCAACCCAGTAGCAACACCGCTAATTACTCCTCGGTCCTGGACTTCATTAACAACGTTTCTATATGTTGCATTGATAGTCTGAAATGGAACAGCAATAACTGTTGTAGCGCCCTTGATGGCTCCTTTGACTCCACGCCAAAAAATACCACGCTTAGTTGCATCAAATTCTTCTTGCTTGCGCTTTTGAGCAACAACCTTTTGGTCAGCCATACGTGCTTCACGAGTATCTGCATCAATCTGAGCAATGCTTTTTGCAACGCCACTTTGTGCGTCGACGTTAAGATTAGACAATGAAGCAAGAACGCCAGGAGACATAAGGTTTCCTTGTGCATTCTTGATAATTGCTGCAGCCTGGGCTGGATTAACGGCAGAAGCCTGAGCAAAAGCAGCCTGTGCTTTGTAATCTTCTTCAGTCAATACTTCGCTTACGCGGTTACTGAACTCTAGTCTGCCATTATTAAAAGTGTACTTTCCCGCCACTAGGCACCTGCTTGCTGTCGGGCATCAATAGTTTCTACTATGTAGCGCAAGTCTTCATTGCGCGGGTTCTGTGCGTATAGGGCACGAATAACATCAACTGATGGGTCGCCCTCGTAAGGAATCTTAACTGGCAAAGGATTAACTTCGCGTCCCGCGTCGTCGCCAAATGGCATACCGTAAGTAATTGAGCGTTCAGGAGTTTCAGATGGGTCAGTGATTCTTTTTATCTCTGGCAAAGCAGGAAAGTTTTCAGCAGTATTTGTTTTCTTAACTGCAGCATTACCTGTCACACGGCTCTGATTAACTTCTTGATTCTGTCCATAAGGAAGACCTGTGTAATTAAGGTCAGCGACTCCGCTTTGACCTGCTCCGCCTACTCCTGAAACATTTGCAGGGTTATTCTGCGCTGCTGTAGGGCGGTCTCCGCCTCTATTTTCTGGTGCAGTAGTCATTGCGCCTCCTACTTAGTTTCTTGTTCAAGAATGTGAAATGGAGCAGATGTTCCATTGTTATTGATTGCTGCAATTCTCATTGCATCTAATATTGATACTCCAGCGTGGAGCGCACCTAGTGCGTAATCTCCGCCAGAGCCAACTGCATAAAATCCTGTATCGTTCATAGCAACTGCAAAATCGCTATCAATTTCAAATATAGTTCCATTGATTGCAATAAGTAGTTGTAGTTCAAACTTATTGTCATCATCACTTGAGCCTTTATTGAACTCAATACCAGCATCAACTAATGTTGTCTTAAGTGATGGTGCTACTTTGTTAATTACAAACTCATAAAGATTTTGTTTTGCTTTTGCTGTAACCATTGGTGGGTTCCACCCGTGGAGAGTAACTTGCAAAGCACGATAGTCACCAGCACCGCCGATAATATAATTACCACGCTCTACTGCTTTAACCATCTCAGGGTGTGTATAAACTTTTCCACCCTCTGCTACACGTGAATCACTTGCTATGACGCAACCATCTGCGTTCTGTACGCCTACGATTGTTGTCATTGTCCCCGCCTTGGTTATCTACGCGTAGTTGTGGTTGCTACTCTTGCTGAACCTTTACCACTTGATGTAAGTGATGAGATTAATGTTTGAATATCTGGACGTTGCTGAGGTTGAATCTCTCCTCCAGTTGGCTGTCCTGCTGCCATTTCTGGGGAAGGAGCGCCTCCTGCTGGAGAAGCGGTGGGAGCAGGGGACGGTTGCTCAACCATAGGTGCTGCCCCAGCAGGAGGAACCTGTTGCTGCGGAGCGAATGTGGCTTCAATAGCGTCTTCGAGAGCAGTGCCCTTTTGACGTGCCTTGATAACCGCAGCAATCTTATTCACGAGTTCTGATGGGTCCCCACCTGATGCAGCCATCTGTGGAATCGCTTGAGTCATAGCAGTAAGTGAACCGAGAAGTGCTTGACGCATATCTTCGATTTCAATCTTTTCTAATTCTTGTGTCACATTGACTGTGAATGGAAGTTCTCTCATAGCCATATCTCGGCTGATGAGTTTTCCTCCAAGTGCTTGAAGCATAAAGATAAGACCTTGCGCTGGATTAAGACCAGCAAGCATACCGTAGCGAACGTCAGCAGAAAAGTCCTGCTTGATGTCTTTGCTTGGCTTGTATGTAATTTCATAAGGTGAACCTGAATCTACTCCACGAATTGTTTTTTCCTGAGGGAATAGAACTTCATCTGTTTCAAAACAAATTTGAATAACATCACGAAGTGCTGCAGCAAAGATTGCTTGTGCAGACTTAACTTGTGTATCAAAGGCACCCATAAGCGCCTGTACACCTTGTCCCGTAACTACTGATGCACTGATGTTTCCTGTTCGTCCTTCAGGATAACGAGCACCAACACGAAGTTCAGAGTTGAGAAGTTGAGATTCTGTAAATGCGCCTTGAGGAATGTTTAGTTCTACACGGCGTACACCTGCTGGATTGTTTGTACGGATAACCGCATCTCCACCAAGTTGCAACTCTTGTACATCCGAAGGAAGTACGATAGGTGCCTGTACAGATTTCTCTGCTGCTTCCATTGCAAGCAATGCGAAGCGGTTGCGAAGCAATTGAATACCAAGGATGTCGTCAAATTGTCCACGTAGTTCGCCATCAATAGATGGTTTACGTGCAACAACAATCATCATCTTTCCAAGGGGATTTGATGCGTGAGACAGAATTAAATCTGCCTTGCTTGGAATGTAGATGACTGACTGGTCTTTGTCGTAATAGCGAATCATCTCAACCTGAGCAGTCAAATCCTGGTCGTAGCCTCGTCGTCCGAGTAACTGGGATTCGTAATCAGGGAACTGAGATACGAGTTCGCCTAGCGTCATTGCATATCGCTTTGCAAATGCCACACAACGTCCATAGCGGTCAAACTCTGGGTAAGCACCCACTGGGTTTTCTATGCGGATTCGTGGCAGTTTTGCGTCTTCATCCAATTCAATTACGAACGGGAGGAAACCATATGTGATGTACCAGTCAGCACCTTGGTACATCTGTACAGCAAGGTCTGAGTGCTGGAAGTAGTTCGATGCGATACGTGTGCGCTTGTCAGCGAAAGAACGTGCACGGTCATTGACCGCGTTTGCTGCAGAGCAGTTAACTGCAGGAAGTGGAGCCATAACCTCAGAGAGGTCACGGGCTACAATGTCGATAAAGTTAGCAACTACGTTGGCAGATACGCCCTCTGGGAAAAAGTCAGGATAGACATCAGCAATTTTTCCACGGCGGACTGCGAGTACGTCAAGGTTACGCTGGTCGCGTTCTCCGTTGAGGTGGCGTAGAGATTCAACTCTCGCAAACACCTGCTTCATTGATAATGCCATTGTTATCCTATCCGTATTGTTGCGACCACTGGTCAGCGATTGCTTCATCTAAATTGATAGAGCCTCTTTGTGCCCTCTGTGCTCGTGTTGCCCAGCGATTATTAGTGTAAGAACCAATCCGTGTGGACTGTTGCATCAGTTCGCGGATGCGAATGACTGCAAACCACAGTGCCATTACGCAGTCTGTAGGGTTTCGTGTGTCAGGTTTCCAGGTAATCAACTCTTGAACTAATGTCTTAAGACCTTCAGAGCCTTCATTACTTGGTAGTTCAATCAGGTTGTTATCCTGGAATCGTCCATCTCGTGTGTTGCCGAACAGCATTGCCATTGACGCTACACCGAAAGAGGTGTCCCACTTATTCTTGCCAGTAAAGTGCGAGTTGAGTTGGCAACCGTGAGAGGCTAAATAGTTTCTCAAGTTGTCATCTAGTGCATAAGCCTTCTGGTGTGCGTTGATTTCAATACGCAGTTCTTGTGGCTTGTACTTAACGACCCATTCTTCAATCAGGTCTTGAATCTTTTGCGGTGATGGTTCGGTCATATTGACACAATCCAAAACGTAAATCTTTCCATCTGCCTTGTTGTAGGTACAAACAACTGCACCTGTAGCACCTGCCATAGCAGGGTCAAGTCCTATGATGGTGTAGGCACCTTCTATGTATTGAGGATGTCCTGGAACTCCAGCCTTTAGCGGACCTCGTTTACGCATTCCGTTGACGGAACCTGCGATACAGGAGGGAGAAAAGATTGAGTCTTCTGTGACATCTTCTTGCTGGTAGACCATAGCCCATACTGACGGGGATACCTGAGAGCGTCTCTTAAAGAGAGAAGGTCCATCCCACTTGGGAAAATTTCCATTAGGTAATGCGTCGTCCTTATCGTTTTCCTGGCGGTCAGTTTCTGCCCACAATGTTTTCCAGGCTTCAGGCTTTTCATCAAATTCTAAAACGGCTGGCATAGCGCAGTAAGTAAAGGGAGAAACTCCACCTGACCACTGCCCAGCATCTCGCAGCATCTTGTACAAGTCAACTGGTGCCACTCTGGTTCCAACGATAATTAACTTACCGTGTCGACCAAGACGGGTGATAACTTCTTTCTGAAGCCATTCCATCTGCTTTTCCCACTCGTGGGCATTGGTACCCATCACGGCATCGTCGACGATAATCAAGTCAGCACGAGCACCGTAAATCTGAGAACCGATACCTAAGGCTTGGACCGTAGGGTCCTTCTCGCCAGAGTCGCGTCCTGTTCCCAGGTAAATCATATCTGCCGCCCACTGGGTAGCATCCTTCTGGTAACCCCCATTAGGACCGAAAGCGGTCTGGAGTTTCATATAGGCTGGGTGGCTTAATCTTGTTTTAATCGCACCAAGGAACTTACGAGCCATACCCTGAGTCTTTGAGACAATGATGACTCGAATGTTAGGGTTAGTGACGATTCGATAGGTCACATAGTTAGTCGTGATAGTTGTCGACTTGGCGTGCTCAGGCGGTACGTTGATAAGTACACGGTCAGGGTCGCTAGGTTCATAAGTCATACCTGCGGGTTGCCATCGGGGTTCTACCCCATCGATAAGGTCTAGCCAGTTCAACTGGTGAGGAAACATCTTAGAGTCGAGGAACTGTTCACAGAAGTCGGGGAAGGTAATATCCTTGAGTTCTTTCAGGTCAGCCTTGACCCCTTTGCCAGCAAGTCGAGCCTTATCAGCCCGTTCCTTGAAGTCAGCATCCTGCATTGACCATTGTCTAAAGGTTACATCGTTACGACCTACGGCTGCCATAGCAGCGGTAATGGTCGCACCTTGTTCCAGAAGTTGGAGCATTCGCTCCTGGGCTTCCTTCTTGGATATGTTCTGTATCCCTGGCTTGCGCCCTCTGTTTGCCATTGTCAGTGTCCCTAATATCGGTCTAATAACGCTATTCGCCGAACGGCATAACTCTGGCGTTTACTCAACATTAGTTCAGTTAGTTATTTATATATTATAACTAACGAACGAGCGTAGTCCCAAACGAAGCGAGTTCGTTTAGAACTTGTAATGTAAATCATTACATATAAGATAACCTGTTGGAAGTGCCTAAACCGAACACTAGGTTCGGATATATTTTAAGAAAGTGCCCCTCTGGGGCTAAAAGTGCTGGTCAGAGTATATATTACCCCCCTGAATATAACAGAAAATTATGATGGAAGACATATATATACACCTGACTACGTTTCACAACACCCTGGGTCATAACTAAACACTGACATCCTTTTGTCTATTTGTCGACAATCATTCACTGACTAAGTTACCGACTGGTAACAAGCCCCGACGGGGGCATCTCATTTATAACATTTCTTTACAATGGAATTACGAAACACTATTGTGACTTAATTAATGGAATTTGAGAGAGGACACTATCTCCCCCTATCAAATCCGAGGGGGGAAGTCATTCTTCAATTGTCGACATATCTACATTCTCAAGGGTTGGAATGGTGTGATGCATATCACATCGGAAATGGTAGGTGAATCCCGTTTCATCCCCTAGAGTTCTCTTATCGCTTAAGACATAAGCGCAAGGAACAGGAGAACAAGAAATGACAACAGCAACCAAGACCAAGAAGAAGACAACAACAGCAGCGGACATATTCGCCAAGGGTTCCAAGGTTGAGAATCTCTCAACAATCACCAAGGCGTTAGAAATGGCTCACGAGATTATCGCCAAGGAAACAGGAGCCCCCCGCGCCACAATAGTCACGGGACGTAGTTCAACAGTTCACGGGCATTTCACACCTTGGACACCTTGGGCATCTGGTGAAGAAACATTTCACGAGATTTTTATCACCATCGCCAAGCGCGAAGCCCGCGAGATTCTTGGAACATTACTACACGAAACAGCCCACAGCATCGACAATAAAGAGGGAATCAAGGGAACAAGCGGGGACGGGTACCACAACAAGAATTTCAAGAATCGTGCAGAATCATTAGGGCTCACCATTACTCAAGCCCCGCGAATCGGATTCTCCGTGACCTCCGTGTCGGATGAATGCGTCGCAAGATGGCAGAAGGCTCACGACCTAATCGAGGAAGCCCTCCGCCTAACAGCCGATAGCGGACAAGGTACCGCCAAGCCTAAGGGACGTAATAAGAATCTCCTAGTTGCGGAATGTGGATGCGGTGAGAAGATTCGCCTATCTGCTAAGACGTTAGCACTATGCGCCCCAGAGTGCCAGAATTGCCAGAGTTCATTCGAGGTGAGGGGATAAGTCTTAAGACACAACAGCCCCCGCCTAGCGGGTACGGATTCAAAATCCAACGGGGGCACGAACTCTCAACCTAAGGTAGAGGGTTAGGTGTGATAAACATCACATCGGAAATGGTAAGAGATTACCCGATTCGATGGGATGATTACACCAAGCAAGACCACGAGGGGAATCGTTCCTCTTGTGACTTAAGACAGGAGAACCAAGAAATGGAACCAACAGAGAACACAGGACGTGAGCAGTTCATCGAGGACTACACCCTAGTAATCGACAACGACCAAAATTCATACAATGAGATTATGGAAATGCCTGAGTTACTGGCGGGTAATATGTCGGGATTATCTGACAAATTGCGGGCACGATTTGAGGAGTACATCGGGCAGGTAGTAGAAAGAGAAAAGGAAAACGGACAAGAGGCAGGGGCTTTGCTAATCTCTCAGATGCTGATGAACTGGGGAGCAGGAACCTTTGACAAGATAGCAAAACATTACATCGGACTTAAGACAGAAAGCGTGGTGTCATAAATGATTAACACAGAGGAGTTCTTTACATTCGGATTCAACAAGTGGGACATTTGGATTCAGTCATACTTCGGTGATGTCTACCTACCTTGGCGGACTCTCATCATTGTAGGAATTATATTTATCGGATTCAAAATCAAGTTACGTCTTAAGACAGGAAAATAAAATGTGTGAACTATGCAACCGTAAAGGATTGGTGTTCACCGTCGAGGTTAACCAAGAAAAGAAGAAGGCGTGTTCAAATTGTATCTTAACTAATCACTACACAGGATGGAGTAAGTAAGTCTTAAGACAGAAGAAAAAAGTGTGACGAAAGTCACAGCCCTAAATCTTGGAGAAAGCGTAGTGGTCGTGCCACTATTAGGGCACTGGTAACAATCCCGTTACCTACAAGCACAGGAGAATCAAGTGAAGAAAGCAGAACTCAAAGCAGGAGTTGCTTACTATGCAACCTCCCGCAATAATCAGATGTACACATTCCATTCATCAGTACTTAAGACACACAAACAACACCAAGGTAATCGCCACTATGTAATCTTTGAATCAGACGGGCAACCTAAGACAGGATACAGAAGCGCAAGCGTTATCTATATGACGAACTGCCCAACCTACGGCAACGATTGCCCAACACATAGCAAGCAGGACAGTAACCTAATCAACTGCTACCGCACAGACTTTCGCCTAATGGATATCCGAGGCGAATACTGGTCACTCATTAAAGATATGCACCAAGCCCGCAAGAATACAAAGACCAAGGACATCAGAGCAGAACGCCTTGTTCGTATCGCTAAACGCAATCAAGCCAAGCAAGAAGAACCAATCAAGGCAGAGTTCTATTCTGTCTTAAGTCAGATTACTGGTGACCACTGCTCATCTTGGCACACACTAGGTGGATTCAGCGTCGAGGAAATGCAGAAGATTACTAACGCACTCAAGTCAACGATGCCAACAGTGCAAGCGGTGGCGTCTTGATAATCTGCGGAGACTGCCTCATCCCCCTATCCCAATGCTCACACAGAAAGGATTACAAATGAAACTAACACGACGAGGTTGGATTGTGCTGGTAATAATCCCAACGCTACTAGCAATCGCTGGAATGTATTGGTTATCAGGTCATCTCTGGTGGATGGGTGACCACTACTGTCTTAAGACACTAACCGAATGTTACTTCCCAACCAAGTGACCAACATCACACCGCAAATGCTTGACATCAGATAGCACAACCGATTAACTACAACTACCAACTAACGACAGGAGAACACAATGACAAGAAAAGAAATAGTAATGGACGGCAAGTTTGCTATCTATCCGTTTGGCAAATGGTGGATTGCAAAAGATACAGAAACAAAACGAAACGTAACCAAGGGCACAAGTCGTAATGACTTAATGGAAAAGTTATTACTTAAGACAGGAGATAACTAATGACAGAGAAACTTATACCTAGTGACTGGCTAGAACACATAGTTAATTGCGAGGGTTGCGGAAAGATGGCTACAAAAGATTGGGCAAAGCAAGGCGAGCAAGGGGTTATGTGCCAGCGTTGCGCTATAAAGATTCCAAGTTACAAACAACTAAAGAGACTAGGAGAATAACTAAATGTTACCTGAGCAAACACTTGAAGCACTAACTAACGGGCAAGACAATATGAGATTCAATGAGGAGGGGCACTTGACTAGCGCAAGCGGGTCAGGCGTGGACTTATATATTCTAATCTCACTCATCAGTTGGATTGAGTTAGAACTTAAGACAGGAATGAAGATGACAGCACGAGGTAGCACCTTGAAGAAGGCTAACGAAATGCTAGGTACTAACTACAAGCGCAAGCAACAGGCACTCGACCACCTTAAGTCAGTGTTAGCGGTGCTCAAGGTATGAACGCAACCGAGATAAAAAGCGCACGCACGTACGCTAAGCGAGCACGAGAGCAACGCAACGCTAGTGCCACAGACCAAGCCTTTGACTACTGGCACGGCGTGATGATTCATTATGAATCCTTACTTAAGACAGGAAAAAAGAAATGATTTACTTAGCACTTGCAATACTACCAATAGTTTTGCTATCGTTACTAGGAATTATAATCAACGACCAATCAACGACAGGAGAAAGCCAATGACAACAGAAGAGACGCAAGCCTTAGCACTTAAGACATTACACGAAGCGATACAAGCACTCAAAGATTGTGGCTTAATGACAGAGGAGGAGGAAGATGAGTGAGCCACAGTTAAATGACCCTTGGTTTTACGATGAGTCAGACTTTATTAAATGTAACAGTTGTGATGATACGTTCGACCACAATCTATACAACTCAAAGACCTGTCTTAAGTGTGAAGATAAGCAGGTAGAACGGGAGCGAGCAAGTGCAAATGCAAATCGTGTATGAAACAAAGGGCGTTAAGGTAGTCAACGTCTGGCTACCAGAGGGCACAGAACTACCCGCTAACTGGAAGACTATGACTTACCAAGCACAAGATGAGTGGCTCTATGAACACCAAAAAGAATCTAAAACATTATGGAGTGATGAACACCAAGGACAAGTAGTCAATGTGTTACCTGTCTTATGTCTTAAGGCAGTATGAAACTGCTTGGACATAGCCTTGCAATCTACGCAATCTTTTTCTTCGGAGGTGCTGGCGCACTATGGATACCCATACTAGGGTTAATAACAATTCTTTATTTTACGGGGGTAATCGGATGACACTAAAGGATAGAAGTTGGCACGAGAAAGGCTTATGTTCGGGTCATCCAACACCTGACATCTGGCACTATGACAACTCAATCTTTCACGATGAACAACAGTTACAAGTATTGAATAGCGCAGAGGCTATACAGATATGCAACATATGTCCAGTCAAAGCACAGTGCCTAGCCCAAGGGTTGGAGCCTGAGAATATGCAGTACACAGGGGGCAGTGGTTCTATATGGGGTGGATTACTAATGAGCGAGAGGCATATGCTCAACACTAAGAAGCCAGTCAATAGAAAACTTATCTCAGAGGTGCGTCATCGACGTGATGTGAGGCGTGCTATTGGTAAGATTGCACAATGAAAAGACACATAGTAGCAGTGACTATCTTGGTGGTAGCAATCATCTTTGCCCCAGTTGGCAATGATGTATCAGTTAATGTTGGGGTTACATTTAATCCTAATCATAAACCGCCAACTAAGGCAACGATGGAACAGAAGAGAGCCAACAAAGTTATGGCTATGAAGTTTGCTAAGGCAGGTTATGATTGGGACTTAAGACAGAGGCAGTGCATCTATAAGTTGTTCACCAAGGAGTCACGCTTCGACCACCTAGCCAAGAACCAACAGGGCAGTAGTGCTTACGGCATAGGGCAGATGCTTAAAGAAACCAGCAATGACCCAGCCATACAGATACTCAAGGCATACAAATATATCAAGCATCGTTACGATACACCGTGCCGTGCTTGGAACCACAGTGTTACCAGGAATTGGTATTGATGTTAGACCTAAGAGGTAAGCCAATACTTACCTGTATCTGTGGTTGCAAGATGTTTGTCATCACGGTAATGTGGGATGACGAGACAAGAGAAGTATCTTGGTATGACTTAAGACAGGAATGCAAAGAGTGCAAGGCAATCAGCACTGCACCTACACCAATGGATTGGAAGGATGAGTAATGCCAACGTATGAGTATCGTTGCAATAAATGTATGGCACACACAGTGCTAAGTCGTAAGGTAGAAGAACGCGATGAAGAAGTTACTTGCGTTTGTGGTCATACATCAAGTAGAATATACAACACACCAGCAATCCGCTTCAATGGTAGCGGGTTCTATTCAACAGGAGGCTAGAGATGTGCAACATATGTGAAGGTGGCGGATGCTCTATATGTTTTAAGACAGAGGGCGAAGGCATACAGTTTGCTAGTGGTAAAGAGATAGAAGAGTTCTTCGATTCTTATTCAGAAGTTATGCACGTAGACCCAGCAGAATCTACTCCTGAGGCGGAGTAATCTCTGATGTATCTTCATCACGATAAGGTCTGAAGCCACCAATCTTATTGATTAACTTACGTATGCCACGCTTGTGACGCATACGAGCAGTGTCTTCACTACCTAACTCCATCTCTTTTGCTATGTCAGGAAAGTCCATTGCTTCAGCGTGACGCAGGAACAATAACTTCCTATCATCTTTAGTTAGTTTCCAGTATGCAAAGTCAATCTCAATCATCATCGCCATCATATTGCCACCCTCACTAGGTGCAGAGGGACGACCAGGGCGACCTAAGTCCACCTTGTTTAACTGATTCCATTCACTTCTTAAGACAGGAGTGAGCAATGCTTCAACCATATCTGCTTCGTAATAGAACAGGTCGCTTGTCTCATAGCCACCAGACTTAGCCTTCCAATGCTGACAGTAATCTAATGCTTGGTTACGTAGGCTACGATAGATTAAGTTCTTTGCATCCTTAACTCCGATTGCTTCCCACGTATCTAACTTATTGGGATGCTCAAGGAACCACTGATACAGTGATTGTCGGATGTCTTCTAAATCTATATCATTAAACTTACGATGGTACTCAGATGCAACAGCATCAACAACGTACTGCCAAGGTTCAATGCGTGCCCATTCAAGTGTCACTTTATTCTTACCCCGTTATCTAAATGGAGGAAGCCAACCAGTTTCATCTTGTTATTCTTATTAGCAAACTCAGTAGTAGACGGCAACCACTTCTCGCTCCACTCAGTTGGTACCATCAAGTGCAAAGGAAAAGCCCACACACCATCAGGTGTTGAGTTGATGTACCAAGGGGTGAAGCCGAGTAACCGTGCCTCTTCAAGTAAGAAGTCATACTTCATCTTCTCAATCAACAGGTCAGGGTAATGTGTCTTTCGTGACTTAAGTTCGATAAACATTTTATATCTGTCAGTAGTGCAATCGAATCCATCGTACTCTTCGGGTGAGTGGATAAGGTCGGGTAAGTAAGTTGCCCTTAACCAATCAAAGAGTTCTTTTTCTTTCACTCATTATCCCACTTACCTCTTAAGACAAGAAGCCCAATGATTGCATAGTTAGCCATATCCTTAAACGAATCTTCAAGTGACTCGTGTTCAGGTGATGCACCACTATCAACTAAGTTGTTGATGCGTGCTAACTTATCGTGCATACGTACACGCAACCCATTGATGGCACCGCCAGGGGCTAGAGATATATTCTTTGGACCATAGTCCTTGTGCTTACTCAGTAGTAAGTTAGAAAGTTCCTGACTTAAGTTAGAAAGATTTACTTCGAGGTGGAGTTGGCGTGCAATAGAGGAATCTTTAGGCTGACTATCAGGAAGGAACCTTCCTTGGAGTATGTTGATACCTTCAGACCTTGATTCACTAGATGATTTATAATCTGCCATATCTCTTCACGCTCCGCCTTCGTCGTCATTGGTATCCGTTTCTAATAGTCGTGCTAAGTTTTGGTCAAAGTCTACGAGTGCTGACTTGACTACCATATCCTCAACAAGTTCATCTACTAGGTCGTAACCATTCTCACTAGCGAACAGTGTAACATAGGTGGACTGTGTTATAAGTTTTATCTGGTTGGGGTCATCAGCGTGGTTAAACATAAACCTTAGCAGTGACCCTAGCAGAAGTTTATATCCGTTGGGTAGTATGTAGTACGGGTCGAACTCTTCACCCTCTTCAAAGTAATGGTCCACTAATTGAAATGAATCCTCAAATTGTAGATGACAATCGTGGCAATAATTATGTGGGTCTATCTCATCACTCACTGGATGCCTATCTTTTCCAGTATGTAATCCTTGCCGTGAGATACAAAGACTGAGTTAACGTCTGCTCCATCACCGAATCCAACCACAGTTACTGGTAGTTCACGGGCAAGAGAGTTCGCAAACTCACGCCCAGGTGCATCTCCGTCAGCAAAGACAAAGACTCTCTCAAAGTCAGCGAGCAATCGTGTGTAATGTTTCTTCCAACTGTTAGCCCCTGGTACACCGACACAAGGAAAGCCAACACAACGGGACATAGTGAGGGTATCTAGTTCGCCTTCACATACACCTATCCAATCACCTGCACGTTGCACATCAAGCACGTTATACATACGAGTCTCTGCTCCCACCATACCCATATACTTGGGTTCAACTGCAGGGTTAAGACTTCTAAATCTTAGGTCAACAACACCAGTCTTGGTGATGTAAGGGATTGATAAGCGTCCAGTGTATTGCTCGTGACCTGTATCAGGTTCCGCGACTACGCCTAATTGAACCAACCGTGCTACCTCCAGAGGTATTCCCCTGCTTGCTAGGTAATCTTCTGCCAGATGAATACTTTCCGCGTACTTCTGTGCTGACTTGCCCAGTAATTCCTTCTGCAAAACGCTTTGCTTCATTGAAGTTCAACCCCTCTTGACGCACGATGATTTGAATACTATTTCCTTGGACACCACAAGCGAAGCAGATGAAGATGTTCTTATCAAGGTTCGCCGTACCACTTTGGTGTGAGTCACCGTGAAAGGGACACCTAAGATTGACTTGTCCGTGAGTACTGCGTATGGTTGCCCCGTAGTGTTCAAGGATTGCTTTGATGGAGGGCAGGTCGTTGTCAATTTTTATCACCATACCCTGCTTCCCGTAGTAGCCATACTAAATCTTCTGTTCTCATTAATGAAACCCAATCACCTATTGACTTCTCACCTTGTCCATTAAGTCTTAAGACTACAACGCCAAGGTCACCCTTGGCTCTATCTTTTAACTGTGCTATTGCAGCAGCAGGATTGAAACCAGTGCGTGCCTTGACTTCAAAGTCTATACCCACACAGCCAGTAATATCGCTACCACTACGACCAGCACCTGTAGATTCCGCAAATGGGAATCCGTTGTCAGCAAGGTAGTTAGCCAAGACTTTTTGACTTCGGTATCCACGATGCTTTCTGCTTTGTGATGCCACCTATGTAGCACTCTTATCCTTATTTAGGATACGTACAGCCCACTCTAACCCAGCGTTGACACCTTCGGTCCACTCATCAGTAATTGGTACCTTTGCTGCTTGAATCTTTTCGATTAACTTAGCAGTCTCTTGCTTGAGTTCAAGCAGAACATAACCACGCATCTCTTGAGTTCTGTCATCTTCTTCTTGTATCATCATCCACCGTTCTCTGGTATGTCATCAATGAACATATACTCTGGATTAAATGCCAGCCAACACATAAGGTTAGCGTTAGCATCAGCCCTTCCGTATCTATTCTTCACAGGTGAGACAGCCATTGACGTTCCCACTACCCCTAGTGTACATATAAGTGCAGGGATTTGTGCGACCTTACCCTGTAATGCAGAGCGTGGCTGTGTCGGGTTACCCTGTACTGCTTCCGATGTATGGTGTAGAACAATGACTGCTGCATTAGTAAGACGGGCTAAGTACTTTAACTCTTTCATTACTGCACGCATAGATGCAAACTCTTCGCCACCATCAGTGGCTATGTCCATTAGGTTGTCAATGAAGATTGCCTGAGGTGGACAACCCCATAGTTCTTCAAAGGCTTCGACCTCTTCGTTGATATCCAACAGAGTGGGACTGGATTCAAATGACCACACAATATGGGCTGACTTCTGCAGTACTGCCTTAGCCCAGTTGGTATCTTTATCCATCAAGTACTCAACATCAGTCTGATTCTTCCCACTAATCATTGACGCAAGGCGCATAGCCATAGTGTGTGAGTTGGTATCTGCTGATACATAGAGGGTAGGAACTTGCATCTTAAGTGCTAGACCAAGGGCTAACGTAGACTTACCTACACCAGGGACACCAGCAAACATTGATACTTCTGAGCGTCGACAAACAATTTTGTTGGTGTTAAATGTTTTGAATACTGCGGGTAAAGGTTCACCGCCTATGTCGGAACGTCCGACACTTCTTACTAATGTTCTCATAGACTTCTCCTGTCTTAAGTTGGAAGAGAGGCAGTCACCTTCCCCTGAATAACTACCCCTCCGCCAATTCTTATTCTAGCATTTGCTGTTGCATTAGCCGTTCGTCGGAGCGCACTGTTCCGCGCCCTGAGGTTGTGGGCAAACCCACATTGCGTACTGCTTGCCGTTCTTCTTCGATACTCCCGAAAGGAACTTGCGTGTTCCGTGTACGCAGGTCGGTGATGATAGACCCGTAGCGGACGGAGCCACTGTCGGGGCGGGTGCGGAGGTAGCCCAAGGAGGCGTGTCTACTGTTGAAGTAGTGGTCGCCAAAGGGGCTACGTTGTATGCACCAGCAATCATCTTGCTAGTTGCTGCAATCTGTGTTGAGTAATCAGAGATACCCTCTAGCAATACGCTGAGTTCATCTGCTGATGTCGCACGAATATTAATCAAGTCACCATTCGGAGACTTAACTGATACCTGTAACTTCCAGTTTTCTTCTGACATTATTTATCCTTTGTGAATTGGCAGTGTGCTGTGAGTCCACAGTAACTGCACGATTGTAGGTTCGGTAGAAATATACCAGCCTTTCGTGCCTTGTCAAAGCCATCAACAAAGTACTCAAGTGTGTCCTTGGTATATCTACTTAGGTCAATCATCTCTCCTGTCCCCGATTCACGAGACATCCAGTAGTTTCCTAGATTGACTTCAACACCTAACATCATCTCAACTCCTACCTTGTAGAAGCCAAGTTGTAAGTCAGATGCTGGTCGTCTTGCTGATGTCTTAAGGTCGACAATCACAAGTTGTCCGTTAACCTCAAAGATTCTATCGATGAACATCTTCACTGGTATACCAGCAATGATGGGATTCAACTCTAACTCGATAGCCTTTGCACCCTGTGGGGTGGTCCAGATTTTCCAATCAGGATTGTTCTTGCGCCAAATGATGTAGTCATCTACCCACTTGGAACCTTGTTCATACCACCACTCCCCATTTTCCTTGCCAGGGTTGGCTTTCGTGGCACGTCCTGCTACTCGCGCCTTTGTAAAATCAAGTCCATCAATCTCTTTGAGCCACGCCTCGTGCCAGTATGTGTTAACCATTCTCAATGTCCCACGTTTCTGCTGCTAGGTG